CAAGGCGCGAGGCGTGCTTGCCAGAGGCGTCTGGGTGATGCGCTGCCACCCGCCAACAGGAAGCAGCTTGTTAGAGCGCCAACGCACCAGATTGGCATCCCAATAGCGCCCCTTCACCTGCAAAGGCGTGGCTGTCTTTACGACACCGGGAGGAATGGTGATTGGTGCAAGTGGCATTGGCTGCGCCTTATTTTAAGCAGGGGTGAGCGCGGCGATTTGCCGGGACAAGGCTGCAAGCTGGGCCTGAAGCTCTTCGAGAGTTGGCTTGGCGGGAACAGCCGCAGCAGCCGCAGCAAGCGTTGCCGCCTCCTCCTCGGGGGTGAACGGCACTACGGTGACTTCGCCCGTCTCAGCGTTGAGGATAACGTGTTCCATTAGTTCCACCCATAGATGTAGATTGCGCCAGCGTTGAAAGTTGCACCATCTGACCAGCTAAATTGAAGCGCATTGATTGCGCCAGATGTAGATGTTGTAATTTGTGCGCCTTTTGATTGACTTGAACTGCCGACTGAATTTGTAAGAGGACGGGACGAGACGCTTGCAGAAGAACGAAAGATATTTGTTGCGCCTGTTACAGGATTAGATGTAGGCACAGATATCTGTAGTGCCGTCCCATATGAAGATCCGTTATTTGCGGAAGCGAGAATCTGCAAATAACCGGCAGATGTGTTGTTGCCAACCGCGTCAATAACAATCACCAAGTTGGTGTATGTCGTCGCCAGCCCCGTAGCCGACTGCGTAGTGCCGCTGGTCGTTGTCAGAGTAGCGAGAAGCGTGAGACCTCCGCTAGATGATGGCGCAGTGCTTTGCCAAGTTGTCCCGTTGCTGGTCAGCACATTTCCCGCAGTCCCTGGCGCAACAGCCTGAACAGCGCTGGTCCCATTGCCAAGAAGAACATTGTTGGCAGTTAAGGTTGCGGCGCCCGTCCCACCATTGGCTACCGGCAATGTCCCTGTCACGCCTGTTGTAAGAGGCAACCCAGTAACGTTGGTCATTACGCCAGATGCAGGCGTCCCAAGAACGGGGGTTGTCATTGTTGGGCTTGCAAGCGTTGCCGTGTTGATTGTCGGGCTTGTCAGCGTCTTATTGGTGAGCGTCTGCGTTCCTGTCAGCGTCACATAGCTGGCAAACCCAGCACCAGAGACTGTCCCGGCAACACTCAACGTCCCGGCAACGCTCAGTGTTTTTCCCGTGCCAACATTCAATCCAACAGAAGTTCCGGTGCCCGCCGCATTAAACAAGGCATCCAGCGTATCAAGATCAGTGTTGAGCTTGGTGCCCCAAGTGTCTCGAGATGCACCCACCTCCGGTTTCGTCATATTCAGATTGGCGGTATATGAATCAGCCATGATCGCTCCTATGCGGCGAGCCGCTGCCATGTATTTGTTGGCGCAGGCACATCATCCCAAGTGCTTGTCACCACTGGTATCGCATCCCACTCATTAACCGGGGCTGCTTCCTGATCCCATGTGTCAGTTGGCGGGGCTATGCTATCCCACTCGTCAACTGGCACAGGCAATGGATGCCAGCCAATATCTTTTCCGACTGCCGATACTACACAAGTTCCCGCCGCTGATCCAGCCGCAGCCGCAGTCGCCCGCAGGACGCCAGATGCCGTGCTGGTTCCCGCCGCCGTGGCGACCATGATTGCCGTGGCGCTGAGAACGCCGGATGCTGTGCTGGTTCCCGCAGCCGTTCCAACGCCTGTTCTGAAATTGATGCCGTCGCCAACTGCCGTTGCCGTTGATGTTCCAGCCGCAGACCCAACAGCCACAGAAATCGTGTTGCTGATTGCAGCCGCTGTCGATGTTCCATCCGCAGACCCAACTGAGGATGCTACAGAAGTTGCATAGGCATCCGCAGTTGATGTGCCTGCCGCAGACCCGACTGCCGTAGAAACCGGAGCAGCAATTGCCTGGACCGTCGATGTTCCTGCCGCCGAACCAACCGCCGCAGCAATTGGTTCTGCGACCGCCTGCGCTGTCGAAGTCCCTGCCGCAGATCCAACGCCAGCAGCCGTCGATGCTCCAACCGCCTGCGCCGTCGATGTTCCTGTAGCCGTGCCAACCGCTTCTCCGGCGCCGCCTGAGACGCCAGAGACCGTCGATGTTCCAACAGCAGATCCAACCGCGTTAAATACGGTTTCGCCAATCGCCGCCGCAGTCGATGTTCCCGTGGCTGTCCCAACCGCCTCAACAGCCGCCTGCTGCGCCGATCCCGATATGGGAAAGGCGGCAATTGGTTGTGCTGCAATGCCAAAATCAGCCATCTAGATCACCTGATCTGTTCAGCCAGATTGTACCATTTCCGCAGACTTGGCGCTAACTTCCGCCACCCTGCGGCTCCAGCCTTTGCCAAATGTCTCAAATGTTGGCAAACGCTTCAGGAAATCCAGCCGCATGTCGCAGAGTGCATCCGCCGTCTCTCTGGGGTTGCAAGCCTTGATCGCCTCCAGAGACCTTGGGCCGATCACGCCATCAGCCGTTACCCCAGCAATCTGCTGAAGATATTTGGATGCTCGTCCGACGCCTGAGTTTACCGCCAGATCGAAGGCTGCATAGTCTACCCCAGAAGGCAGATCATCACCCCTGATCTTGTCCCAATATTGCGCCTTGTAGAACGGCTTCACAATGTTTGGCGTCAGTTTCCGCATTTCCTCTTCAGAGGATTTGCGGTTCCAGTAGGCTTCCCAAGCCCTCTGGGTGACGCCAAGGTTCGTGCGGCCTCCAGGGTCACGCGGATCGTTGACGTAGCCACCTTCATGGGCCAGTACCATCTCAAAGCATTTGTCCCAGTTCTCGCGCATCACTTATCCTTCATTGTCAGAGCGTCAGTCTTGGCTTTTGATCCAGCCGATGACCCGAAATAGAATTGCATCACCCCGGTCCATGAGGTACTGAGCGATCCAAGCATCATCAGCAAAACCTCGGTTCCAGTCTGTGGGATGCCAAAGACCATGATCCAGATCAGCGCACCAAAGAACCCGAAGGTAATGAAGAACGCCAAAGCCTTTGGCGTCCAATCCTTGGTCTCCCGCTGCATCTTTCTGGCGCTGTCTCGATCACCCGCCGCAATGCGCTCCAGATCAATGTCGAGCGACTTCATCTGAACCTTGAAGTCAGCATCAATCTTCTTGATCGCCGCCAACTGATCTGGCGTTGCAGACGCCATAGCCTCGGAAATTTGGTCCTCTGAGGCGTCTTCGTGGCCGAATAGCGCACTTGATAGGGTCTTCACGGCAACCCCTGCCAGCGGGCCTCCCAAGGCCGTGGCGATGGTAGGAGCGACCTGGCCCAGCAGCGGCCCAAACTTCTCTAGCAGATCCATGTTTACCTCCCGAAGATGAAATAGAGGATGGCGATGAACATCATCAGGAACGCCACTGCGCCAACAATGAAGATCATCGCTGTCACAAAGCCCTGCATCATTTCTTCTTGTTCCCGTTGGGCCTGCAATGCCGCCGCCCGCTGATCTTTCTTGATCTGGGTTGTTGCCGCAAGCACCTGATCCCATGCGACAATGCCGAACTCGCCAATGAAGTGATTTTTGATTTCTTCCATCATCGCATCGGCCTCAGCCTTTGCAGCGTAGGCTTCCATCGCGATCTGCTGGGCTGATTTACCTGATGTAAAACTTCCCTTTGGATCAGCGGCAATTCGCGTGATATGGGCAACGCTGTCAAACAGCGATCCAAGATCCTTCGCCATCCCCTGCAATTCTTTGCCAACAGCTATTCCGGCCTTGATAGCCTCATAGCTCCCCTTGGCGACTGCAAGGACGGTGAGGGGGTCCATTCATTCCCCCTCTATGGTGAACATCAGGTTTTTGTGATCTGGGTATGCGATCACAACATTTCCTTCTGGGCATTTGTACATAATCCGAGCGATCAACTTGGCTGCGCCTGGCGCAACTGCTCTTGGGTTGTCCACGGTCATTGTGTAGCCAAATTTGTCCACTGTCGGGCTTGCCGGTCCAGAGAATTTAGCTACTGATGGGTTTGCCTTGTGGACCATATAATCCGAATCGCGCACCTCAAGGCTGAAATCCTCAACCGTGCAATCGTCCCTGATCTTTTGGCGAGCTACAACCACTTTGAACTGGCCTGATGATGGTCCGCTGGTGATGTTGAAGTGGTCTGCATCCCATTTGAGGATGTCTTTAGGAGGCAGTTTGATCTTGTCATAGAGCGAATACCCACCACCAATCATCGCCATGACCGCAGTCACAACAGCGACAGGCTTGGTGATGGTGTCCGCATCAATCACTTGTCAGCCTTCCGCTTCTCAAGGCTGTCAACCTTGTCAAATATCTGCCTGCAAAGGTCTTTAATTTCTTTCAATGCATCGGAGAACTCTTCTCGCCGCACATAATGGCTTGGAAGTTCAACCTCTAACTGATGAATATCGGCTTTGAGACGTTCAACCGCTTCCCAGAGTTGCCGCGCAAGCCAACCGATTAAGGCAAGCAGTGACCCAAGAGCAAAGTTGATAAGCGTCTGCGTGTCCATCTTTTGCCTCGCGATGCACCATCAAAATTCTACATTGTGTGGGCTTCACGGTCAAAAAGATTGACACCATCGAAGACCATGCCACATTGGAAGCGTCAAGGAATGGTCCTTGGCTTACATGTGGCGTAGGTCACGCGTCGCCGCCTGTGGCTCAGACCCTTCAGTGATTTGTTCGAAACACTTACCCCGGCTTATTTGGTTAAGCCGGGGTCTTTCGTTTAGGCGTTCGCCAGTTCCTGTATCTGCGCCGAGATAGCTGCAAGCTGCGCCTGAAGCTCCTCCAGCGTCGGCTTCACCGGCACAGGCTCCTGAATGGTGGCGGCATAGGCCAAAGCTTCAGCCTCTTCCTCCGGCGTGAACTGGATGATCTTGACTTCGCCGGTTTGGACATTGACTTCAGTGCGTTGCATGTGTGCCCCTCATTCGTACAGGATACTGACAGTTCCGCCGTTGTAGTTGGCAGAACTCAAAATTTGCACGGCGGTTAAAGTCGCGCCAAGGGCAATGATACCACCACCGCCGCCGGACATAAGTGTGCCGGTACGGCCAAAATTCATATTCCCTATCCAAGTGTTTCCAGTCAAATTGGTTAAGGTGACGGTCCCATAAATTGCAGCGTTGGCCGCATATCCAGTGTTAATGGTAAAACCAGACGAAAGCGCAGAAGCCGCGCTGGCAGTTCCGTTAAAAGTGAGACCAAGTGCGCCCGTGTATCCAGATGTTGTATATGTCGGCGTTGCACCCGTCCCAAGCTGCACCACCATAGTCGCGCCACCAGTGGCGCTAGTAAGCGCAGAGAATTGTATCGTCACACGCTTCACCCAAGACGGTAGCCCAGTAAAGGATGCGGCTGCGGTTCCTGAAGGTGAAACAGATGCTGGTTGTACGATCTTCGCAGTTGATGACCAATTAGTCCCATCAGCATTAAACAGCACATTGCCCGCAGAGCCAACAGCTGTAAGGTTAGTTCCACCGTTGGCGATAGGCAAGGTTCCTGTAACGCCTGTTGTCAATGGAAGCCCAGTGGCATTCGTCAAAGTTGCTGAAACTGGAGTGCCAAGCGCGGTGACATTTCCAGATGCATTTAACTGCGGCGAACGTGATGCCGCCATTGTGATAAAAACGTCTTTAGTCCCAGCCGAGAATGTGACGGCAGAACCAGCGTTGGATGACGAATAGATGGTTGTCCGCGCAAACGTGTTCGCAGACGAGTAAGTTCCGAGTCCCACTTCCCACTCGTTCAGCGTCTGATGCTGAATTGAGTAGTAGAAGGTGTCATTGACGGACAGGACCGCAGAAAACGTCCGATAGCCAGTTGGCGCTGTTCCCGATACAGAGAACGAGCCAGAACCAGCCGTGGTCGATGTGTCTCGAACACGATCTGCGGTCACAAATGCCATTGGCTTTAGTCCTCAGTGATGGTCGAGGCAGTCGTTAGGCGAGGTGTCACGCCGGAACTGACGGAGATGCTAGGGCTGACTGAGCCGCTATAGTAGAGAACGCCAGCGCCGCTCGATGCTGTTCCAACGCCGAAATAGGTGATTGTGTTGGTTCCGCCTGTGCAGTTGGCAAAGTCAATGTTGGCAACAGGCGAAACGCTGTTATTCGTCACAGTCCAACCGCCCGTTGTGCGCGCAACCGCAACGCGAGCATAGCCCGTGTAAGTCGCCTCGCTGGTGGATTGATCACCAGCCTCACCAGGGTCTGCTGTGTGCAGCGACACATAGAGATTGGTCAGCGGCGATGTTGCGGCATTATCAGCCAGATTGGCGATGGCCGTTGCGTTGAAGATCAGCTTGAGCAGCGAGTTTTCGAAGGCATTAGACTTTGACATGATAGCTCCTTAACCGTAGATGCCGCGTGGACGGGCGATAAGCGGCGATCCGCTATGCAGTGCTTTCTGTGATTCATCCTGCAAGGATTGAACGCGAGCCAGATAAATCTGGCTGAAGACCGGCATCCTTTGATCATCCATCAGGAATGGCGCTGCATGGGTGAGAGCGCCATAAAGGTAAACATCCGGCGCCTTGGTCAGAAGCCAATTGGTCGTATTTGAATCCGAGAGCGCAGGGATCTTCCCATAATAAACCATGTCGATGGTGATCTCATCGACCGCAGGCGGAACCAGTTCGATGACGCCAGTGGTCATCGAGTAGAACCTGGTGCTGGTGTAGATCTGCGCCTTGATGATCGAATCCGCCTCATCCGGCGTCACATAACGCAGGGGGCTTTGACCTCCCACAATCATCATGTTGATGGCTTCCAACCAATCAGGAGGAAGCGCCACAAACTCGCCATCGCTGGTAGAAGTTGCATGGACGATCATCTCACGCGAACGCAGCCGCGTATTCAGATCAGCCTCGCAAAACTGGATGAACGTCTGGATCTGGGATGTCAGATCAGCCCGGTTCAGATAGTCAGCAATGGCTGACTGCAACGTGGCGTAGTTCGTGATTGTGCCCATTAGCTCGTCATCCAGTGCGTTCTGTAGGGCGCCGCCTCATCAGTCATCAGCCATTTGCGCAGCGCCACCTTGTCGCCAAGAATACCACGTTGCTTGAGATCCATATAGAGGACCATTGGAATTGATGCGACCTTGACCATGCCATCAGGGAGCTTGTCGGACCTGCTTATTTCGTTCCTGATTGCCTTATTTTGCTCGGCAATCTGGTCGATCTCAACCGTGGTCTCAAGGACGATCTTGTTATCTGTCGTGAAGTGCATCTGCTGGCGTGTGCCAGTGAGCGAGTCATAGGCCAGTTCGAATGAACCAGGCGCAAAGTTCTCAGCCATCAGTCTCTCCCAGAAAGGTAGGAGCCGGGGATTAGCCCGGCTCCCGTGTCGCTTAGGAAGCGATGATGTTGGCGATCACCGCATTGGCCTTTTCAGACTTCATGCGCAGACCGTACTCAACAACCATTTCCTTCTTGTCGAAGTCGCCGGTTTTGGCGATGTCGAACGTCTGGAACGGACGGAGGTAGGCGACCGAGATGTACTCGGGGTCCAGCACGAAGGCAAAGTTGCCAGGCTGGAAGCGGTTCGGGACAATCGACACTTCGCCGAAGTCGCCAAGGTAAATGTCCGCCGTCGCGATTATCTTGAGCGGAGCAACACCAGTGTTCATCTGGCGCTGCTGAGACAGACCAGAGAAGGCAGACGCCACAGTCTTGTTGTAGGCGTTCACCATGAACATCTTGGCATCGCCGCCCTGCACCCAAACCTGCTGGATAGCAGTCTTTAGCATGGTCTCGGTCAGAGCAACGTCCGTCGCGGTGGAAAGGCCGGTCCAAGCGGTGCTGGGATAGCCGTTGCCGCCAGCGCCAGACATGGCCGAGACAGTCGCCGCATTGGCCTGCGAGTTGGTGATCAGCCAGGTAGGCAGACCGGCAGTCGTGCGAGCGGTGCTGCTGGAGTTACCAGCCACGCCAGCCTGGTTATTGGTCAGAATGGCTTCCATATCGCGCTTCAGCTCCTTGGAAGCCTTGGCGGTCTGATAAGCCATCTGGGTGCGCATACCAGCGTTGTCCACGGCATCGTCGGTGCCAGAGACCGAGATAACCTTGGTGCTGATCTGCGTGTAGTTGGCGACACGAACGGTGTCCGTGAAGTCAGCGTTACCAGCCGCCGCTCCTTCGATAGCCGCATTGGCCGTGCTGGCCGCAGCGAGCGCATCAACCTGCCATTCGAAGTAGGTGTTCTTGCAGGTATCACGCCCAATGTTGGACATAAAAGGCGTATCTACGGGCGAAATGTCGTAGATGATGTTCGAGAGGTCTTCGCGGATTTCATTGGCCGCGTCATAGGTGGTGACTTTGCTGAGAGATGCCATTTTACCTTCTCCGTGAGTCCATCAGACCAAATAAAGCAGCGGCATCATTGACGCTGCCAGATGCTTTGAGACGCTGTTGCATCCGCGTCATGTCATTTCCGCGTTGGGGATTAGACGTTGTGGAACCTGCCCGCATCGGCCTTGGTCCTTCCGCCTGCTTCGGCTTGGGACGGTTGGCATTCAGCGCATCATATCGTCTGGCCTTTTCAAGGATGACGACATAACGAGGATCATACACCTGCGCCAATTCTTCTGGAGTGAAGCCTACCTTTTGGCCATATTCCCGAAGGTTCTTGGTCGAAGCCTGCATTTTCTCTGGATCAGACCACTCCTTGAAGGTGGAAACCAGAAACTTCTGGCCCTCTTCTACAAGTTGCCGTCTAGCAGCCATCTCCCGCTCTTGCTCGACTATCTGGAGCCTGACCTGTTCCTGCTGCATCATTGCAAGCTGGTTCTTTCGGTCGTTCCATTGATCGCGATAGAGAGGATAATTGATCGGGTCTTCCTGATGCACCCGCACCCAGTCCGGTTCCTGTTCGATCTGCGATTGTAGGATCGGGATCGCCGCACTGAGAGCCTGTTGCATCTGGCTCCGCTCAGTTTCTAGCTGCTGTTTCTCCTGTCTCAACACGTTAAAGTTGCGCGAATAATCGGACTGCCTTTGATAGCCTTCCAAAGCCTCCTTCAGCGGAACCTCAACCGTCTTTCCGTCGATCTTGACGGTTACGAGTCGGTTCGGATCAAGAGGTTTATCCTTGCCACCATTGTCGTCCGCGCCTAAGTCTGCCTCATCCTCGCCGTCGAACTCAGACGAATAATCATCTGATGCCTCGTTCTCCGTCTCGGACGTCTCATCGGCATAATCAAGCGCCGCCTCTGTCTGATCGACTTCGGCATTAGCCCTCTGCCTTCGATCTGGTCTGGTTTGGGCCGGTGGGCCTTCCATTGCAGATATACGTTCAGCGGCTTCTGCTAGGCTGATTTCGCTAGGCTGCGACTGCTCAGCATTTGACATATAAGTTACCCCATCAGTTTGCCCGCTTCAAGCGGTTGTTAAACCGCGCAATATCGGGTTCCGACGCGAGTGCGTTCAGTTCCGCCCGAAACGCGGCTATGGCGCGGACCATGTGGTACGCGGCATCTCTCCCCTCCAGATCAACTGGATCAGACTGCTTCCAATCATCAATAAGCCGTTGCTCGAGCCTATTCAGAACGGCATCTGTCGCCTTGTCAGACGCCAGAGCCTTGGCCGAGCGCCACAGTTCTTCCTGTTCAAAGGTGGACATTTACTGCATCCCCGGCGGCATCATTCCAGGCGGCATCATCGGCGCCTGCGGCATTGGAACAGGGGGAGGTGCGGCAGGAGGCGCGAACGCCTGCGCCGTCTTGAAGACCTCTTGGATCTCGGTGCGCTGGCGATCAACCTCGGCCTTGATGACCGCCATATCCACCTGCGCCCCATACTTGGCTTGGATCTCAGCGGCCTTCAGCATGGCGTCGATGAACATCTGATCACGCTTGAAATCGTTCTCGGCGATGGCCTTCTGACGATCCAACTCCTGCTTGGCCGCATTGATAATGATGTCAGCCTTGGTTTTCTCGGCCTCAACGTCCGCTAGAAGCTGCGCAGGATCGGGCTTGTTTGATCCAGCCTGCATTTGCTGCATGAACGCCTGAACTTCCTGCGGGTTCACTTCCTTCCAGAACTGCGAGGCATCCTGGAAGCCCTGCAAGGTCGTCATCTGCGCCAACGTGTTGCGGAACTGAGCAAGATCAACCAGCGGATTGTTCGGCCCATATTTCTCGATGGTCGCCTGCTGCATCTGGGCGATCTGGCCCAGCCCCATTAGGCGTGTTTCATCGGAGCCGCGCCCCAGCGAGATGTTGACCACCATATCCATGCTGTGGTCCCAGCCGCGAGGGTCGACCGGAACAAACTTGTTGCGCAGGCGGATGATCTTCGCCTTGTCCTGGTGCTGGATGACCAGCTGAAGAAGGCCCTGGAAGCAATGCTTGATGCCATCAGCAAACAGCCGAGAAATCATCTCGATGCGGTCTTGCGATGCAGACAGTTGCGCCTGAACCGCCGCCCGTGTGGTCGATTGCAGGACGTCAGCGTCCAAGCCTTGCGAGGTGCGAGAGATGCCGGTGCGCTGGGTCTTCACCTCATCAAGATAGGCCATCACGCCGAGCGCCTGTTGGCCCACAAAAGGCTCGACCAATGGCGAGACCATGCCGGGGGCGCGGGCGCGGATGATCGCGCCCGTCTCCACATTCATCACATCGTCGATGTTCACCTGGTTTTCGACCACAACCATGCGCGGATGGATTGACTGCGCCAGACTATCGAGCGTGTTGCGCATGATCGAGGATTTAATCAGTTGCAAATCCATCGTCTGATCGGCAATCGACTTGCCAAAGATCGTGTGTGGAGTCGGATCAGGCTCAAGCAGCGAGAATGGCGCATATTGCACCACTTCATCGTGGAGAATATAGGAGCCGTTTCCGACCGAGCAGACCTTATGCAGTTCTGCGATGCCATCGCCGTCTTTGTCGATGCGGATGTAGCTTTCGACATAGTAGACCTTGGTTGTGGCCTCATCATTCTGCGCCGTGATGCCAAAAAACGACTGATCTGCGGGGTTTCTGACGATGACTTCGTTGTTCATCTCGAAACCGCCGGTTCCAGCGTTCTCTTCGATGATTGTGCGGTCGTAACCCATCTCGACCAGCTCAGAAATGGTCGTTAGCTTGCGCCGAGCCACATAGATCGCGTCTGCAATGCAGGTTGCTTCGTTGTCGATCAGGAATTGCTCTGGCGGGACGCATTCAACCACATATCTAGGCGTCTTTTTGGTGCGTTTAATGCGCATTGTGATGCGCTGTTCGCCCGTCAGCAGGTCCGTTTCCTCGGTATATTCCTCGACCGAGACGTCAGGGTCTTGCGCGATGAAACTTGCCTCTGCCTGCGTGATGCCAGAATAGGAATAATACTCCACAACCTCATCTGTCCTGACATACCATGTCAAAACGCCTGTTTTCAGGATCAGAGCGTCCTTGATGGCGTCATGGAGGATGCGGAAACCGGGGTTTTCCTGCATGAAGATGTAGTTGATCAGGTCTGTGGCCTGTTCAGCCGCCTGAACGTCCTCGGCAGACTTCGGAATAAACTCCAGAAGCTTGTCGCCGCCGGTAAAAATGCGCAGCAATGACGGAAGCATCGACAAAACGGTGTCGCGCACCTCCGTCATAATGACCTGAGAGCGGCCTTCCTCTTCATTTCCAAAGAGATCGCCAAGATAAAAGGACATTGCGCGCTCACGTTCTGGCGCAATGTAGCTGTCGATATAGGTTGTGGCGTCCTCGATGGCCTGGGCAACCCGATAGCGGAACTCCTCATCTGTCATCGGCACATCATAAGGCGTCAGAAACCCGGTTTCGCTGTTGTAAGCCGAGTCCTGAACGCCATCCGCGCTGATCGGGATCAGATCGGGGTTATATGCGCCGAATGACGTAACGGGGTTCGCCATGATTTCGATCCTTATTTCTTCTTCGACTTGCCAGCTTCGCTGAGCGCAATCGCGATTGCCTGCTTCCTGCTGCCAGCCAGAGGAGCCTTCTTCGGCCCCTTGGGATTGACGCCAGCGTGAAGCGTTCCAGCCTTGTATTCTTTCATGACTTGAGCCACTTTAGCCGAAGATTTGCTAGGTTTCTTCACGACTTCCTCCCAATGATAATGGCTAGCCCAGGCTCATCACCTTCAGACCCGTTCTCGTCCTCATACTCATCTGAATCGTCACCCTCGGGCTCGTCCTTGATCGGGCCTCCGACGATCCACGCAGCGCAGGTACGCTTCGCAGCACACTTGAAATCAAAGATTTCACAGAAGCCAAGATCGCCAGCTTCAATGACCTCCATTGCATCGTCTTCCATCCCATCGCCAATGCCCTCCTCAATGCAGTCGATGATATGCTGCTTCTGATTAAAAGCAGCACAGTTGCCGCAGAGCATTGATCTAGCCTCATCACCAGAGACCTTCCAACGCTGACCCATTCTGCGCCAATACTGTTCGTTAGGCTGATTAGGGTCCATCGGCCCATAGTCAGCTTTATCAATGGCTTTGCCACGGTTCTTCATGTTTAAGGTGATGTCGCCGGTTGCCTGTGGGCAGGCATCGCCGCGCTCGCTGTCTTCCATGTTGATGGGCTCTTCTGGCCCCATACCCATGTTGTCTTCCATCATGCGCGGCATGGCGTGATCCTTACTTGAGACCGATCAGGAGCGTAGCGGTTGTGGCCGCTGTCACCTTGGATGTGCGAATGGGCAAGATCGTCCCAACGGGGGGCGCCGTGAAGGTGACGGTTTGACCGGCCTCGGTCACTACGGTCACGTTGCCAGCGCCGCCGACATAGATCGAACCATAGGCATTGCTCTCGGTATCAGACTTAGTGATTGCAACCGCTTCACCAAATGTCCTGCCGTTCACCAGATATGACGCCATGATGTTCTCCTACTTTTTGCGGGATGCCCGCATATTGTCGATGAGGTTTGGATAGGGTCTGCCAGCCGCTTTCGCCGCCGCCATTGCAGCAGCCTTTTTAGCTGGCGTCAGCTTCTTGTCTGACTTCGTGGGATCTTTGGTTTTCCAGACAGGCTTCTTCATGTTCAAGCCTTTCCTTTATTTCTCGCCGAGATAGCTTTGGCCTTGGTCTTGGCATCCGCCTTTGAACTCGCACCCCACGCTTGCAGCGATAGAAGTAGACGTGTTGGCTGTCCCTTTTCATCCCGTTCTGGCCCCGGCATGTTTCCCATCCGAGCCAAGAATGAAGCACGGCGGGGATTATCGCCAGCCTTTACCGGGGGTTTCAGGTTCATTCCCTCAGCCTTTGCAGAGGCGCGTCCTTTGGCGTTCAACCCGCCCTTGGGGTTCTTGCCTTCTGATCTTTGCCATGCCGGGGTCTTTGCCATCACACG